AAACTTTTCAAGTGCTTGGGTCAGACGTGCTAACTTAGACGTAATCGATGTATCAGAATCAAAAAAGCTTTATATGATGCACCTGTGTGTATTTCCGCATACCTATGATGCAGCGCCTATATATGGTTTTGATATTGTAGCTGGCACTAATAAAATCACAGGGGCATTTTTAGATTTTAGTCCTACTGGTGATCCTGAGCACCCAATGTGTAAATGGTTTCAAGAACTAGTAGAACCAACAGAATGGGCAAAACCACGTGAGCTGCCTGAATGGGCACGTAACATATTTTCAAATCGTATGGTTGCTGCAGGTAATATTAACACAGACTTTGAACTAAGTGTTATATTGGAGATTTCAAAGAAGTCATTGCTTTATTACCTGGATAATATACAAAAATATCGTCCAGCATTAAAGTACGAAGACATGGTAGCACAAAATAATTTTACTGAAAAGCAAAATTATTATTGTCAGCAACAAAAATGTAACCCACACACTCCGCGTGTGTTAAAATCACTGGGATTTAATGATGATCAAGTGCATGAGTACATACATAAAGAACTATTTCCTGAAATACGAGCAACAATGGATTGACTATTGGTATCATTACGGAGGACCTAAATAATGTGGATCTTACAATTTTTACCTAATTGGTTATTCTATTTAGTACTACTAGCAGGTATAGCAGGATTTTTAATCACACACTTTGTCAGAGTATTACCACAAGCACAGTTAATCAAAGCAGCTAGTGCCGCAGCCATCATTGGTAGTATATACATGATAGGTGCTATCTCAAACAACGATGCTTGGTTGCAGCGTGTGCGTGAATTAGAAACAAAAGTTGCACAAGCAGAAGCACAAAGTGCTGAACTAAATACCAAAATTGTAGAAACTGCTAATACAAAAACACAAGTAATTCGCGAACGCGGACGCGATATTGTTAAGTATGTAGATCGTGAAGTTGTTAAGTTTGATACTACTTGCATACTTCCCACAGAATTTATAACCACACATAATCGTGCAGCGGAGGCTCCAAAGAAATGAAAAGTTTAATACTTGCTGTAGTTTTTGTACTTGCTGGCTGTTCTACTACTGTTCCAGTTACAGCAAAATTTCCACAAGCTCCAGGCACACTAGTACAAGAATCGTGTCCTAACTTGCAAAAGTTGGAAGACTCTGCTAAACTATCCGATGTGGCAAAAACTGTAACCGTTAATTATTCAGAGTACTATTTGTGTGCTGTTAAACTAGAAGCTTGGCAGCGTTGGTATCGTGAACAGAAAACCATTTATGAAAGTTTAAAATAATGGAATTAAAGATTGAACAATTAAAACAAATTGTTGATAAAAATCCTTATATTGAGCATTGGCATCATGCGCTAGTACAACTACTGCCAGATTACGAAATCAATACTCCCAAACGCATGGCAGCTTTTTTAGCACAATGTGCTCATGAATCAGGCGGATTTCGTGCAATCAAAGAGAATTTAAATTATCGTGCAGTCACATTACGTAAGATTTTTCCTAAGTATTTCCCAACAGACGAACTGGCAGCTCAATTTGCAAACAAACCACAAGCAATCGCAAATAAGGTTTATGCTAACCGAATGGGCAATGGCGATGAAGCGTCGGGCGATGGGTATCGTTACTGTGGTCGTGGGCTTATTCAATTAACTGGCAAAGACAACTATTTTTGGTTTGCTGCTAGTTTAAACTTAACACCAGAACAAGCTTCAGAATATATGGAAACATTTGAAGGTGCAGCGCAGTCAGCTTGTTGGTTTTGGGAAACAAATAATTTAAATCAATGGGCAGACGCTGGCGATATTTTAACCTTAACCAAACGTATTAATGGTGGTACAATTGGACTAGAAGATCGTAAAAAGCATTACGAACATGCTTTACACATTTTTGGTGGCTAAGCTGTGATTGCAGCTTGGTTAATTTCAATAACATTAGCCTATGTCAAACCTGAACGTGAGTGTGTTAGGTGGACATGGTCTGGAGACGTATATAATAGAAAAGTAATATGTTTACAGTGGCGTAAGCGCCCATAGGAGGTAAGTATGGTAGATCCGATGACCGCTCTAGCGGGGATACAATCGGCCATTTCAATGGTCAAGAAAGCTTCAAAAGTTGCTAACGATTTAGGGTCATTAGCACCCATGATTGGCAAAATGTTTGATGCTAAAAGCACTGCGACTAAGGCTTTAATTGAAGCCAAACGTAGTGGCAAAGGCAACAACATGGGCACTGCTTTACAAATTGAAATGGCTCTAGAACAGGCCAGAGCATTTGAAGAAGAACTAAAGATGTTGTTTATGCAAACTGGCAAAATTGATGTGTGGAATAAAATTAAAGCACGTCAAGCACAGATGGATGCCGATGATGCTCATGAATTGCGAATGTTTAATGATCAAGAGCGCAAACGCAAGCAAAAAGAACAAGAAATGAATGAGTGGGCCATGATAATTGGTGGCGTATTTTTTGTATTATTTTTACTGGGTGTAGGCGTTAATGAAATGCTAGATTTTTGCGCAACACATAGGTGTGGACGATGAATGAATATCAAAAAACCTTTGATTTGGCTTTAAAGATATGTGTATATGGCATGGTTGCGCTATACTTTCTTGGATTCTTAAAGTTTTTACCAGACGATTTATCAAACAGAATTGTTAACTTATTACTTGGAAAAATAGGCTTATAAATGCATAATGATTTAAAGTTGTTTAAATGGGCAGCCATACTGCTACTGCTTCCAATAGCACTAGCATTTTTTGGCAAGGAAAGTTTTCGATATCCTTGCCAAGACCCTACTAATTGGGATAAAGACTATTGTAAACCTCCTATATGTGACGTTACACGCACTTGTCCAGAACATATTTTTAAAGGACAACGAGACCCACGTCTTGGACCACCAACAACCCGAGTAGAGCCAATGGCAACTGCCCAATGTACCACACCAACACAAGGAGCTAATTGTGGAAAGTAACACAATTATTTATACCGAAGATCAGCTCATGGCGCGCCTAAAATTTTTTATTGGCATTTGTCTTGCGCTTACGCTAACCGGCATCGTATTTGTAGTATTATACTCAATTATTTTTATTACACAACCACTAAACGCTATTAGTCCTATCGATCAAAAGTTTTTTGAAATGATTATTCCTATTGCTACCTTTTTAACAGGCACATTGAGCGGAATTATGTTAGCAGGAGGTAGTAAGGAAGAAATGGAAATGAAACGAGACATGATCAAGCAAGCACAAGAAAATTCAAATACTTATGCTAAAGCTAATGCTGTTAAAGTAGAGCCACAATTTACAGCGCCTATCCAAACAACTGCTGGATTTAATGGAACTAGTGCAGCCACTTCGCCAGGTATTATATACATTAACGGTAAGCCTGCACCAGTACAAGCACCTCACCCAGAGATTTAAATGAGTCAATTAAAGTCAATGTTATCAGAAGATGTTGCCGTTAGCAGCAAGCGTGTAATTACTTTTTTAGCTTTTTTATTGTGCGCTGCCGCTTTTATAGCAATGATGTATGGACATACAATAGATCAGAAACTATTTGATTCTATGATGTATATTGTAATTGCAGGTCTAGGATTTACAGCAAGCGAAAAGTTTGCACCCATTAAGGAAAAACAATGAAAAAATTTATTTTAGCAGTTGTGTTAGCTTTAGCTAGTACCGCAGTTTTTGCTGAAGCTGAAACCAAACAAGTCTGTAAAGACAAAATGGATAAGGCGGGTAAACCGGTGAAAAAAGCAGACGGTTCCCCTGCACAAGAGTGTAAAACTATTAAAGTGCATAAAAAATTAGAAGGCACAAAGGTTGAAGACGCCAAGAAGAAATAAAAATATATTTGACAGGATTACCTTGGTCTGTTAAAATATAACTTGGCAGACCGATTTTATCAACCAACAAGGAAGTTTATGGCAAGTGGTAAAAGAGCACGACGCGACAATGTAATTCAATTGGAGCGTAACCCAATAGAGTACGGTTTTACAGACGTAAAACCGCTAAACTTTATACAAGCAGAATATCTACGAGCAATTCAAGCAAATCAAATTGTATTTGGTGTAGGAAGTGCTGGAACAGGTAAAACATATGTAGCAGCTACATATGCAGCGGGAGAACTCTTTCATAGACGTATTCAGAAAATTATTCTGACTAGGCCCAACGTTGAAACAGGGCGTGGGCTAGGATTCTTACCAGGTACACTAGAGGAGAAATATGCTCCATATCTAGAGCCTTTCGATAGCGTGTTTACTCGTAGCCTTGGTAAAGGTTTTTATGAGTATGCATTAAAAGCAAAAACAATTGAACCTAAGCCACTAGGTTTCATGCGGGGTGCAACTTTTGACAATTGCATTGTTCTACTTGACGAGGCACAAAATGCCACAAAAGAAGAAATGAAGATGCTGCTATCACGCATTGGTAAAAACTGTAAAATGATTATTTCAGGCGATGTAGACCAATCAGATATCCCTGATAGTGGTCTAAGTGATGCAATCAATCGACTAGATCGTATTCCAGATATTGAAGTAGTCCGATTCATGGATGACGATATCGTCCGATCCAAAATGTGTAAACAAATTATTTTAGCTTATAGAGATTAAATTATGGCAGAAATGTTTAAACCTACAGAAGGTATGGCTAGTGCAGCCAAACGTGCACTAAAATGGCACGAAGAAGGTAAACCAGGAGGTACTTTAGTTGGTTTAGCACGAGCCAATCAACTAAAAGATCGCGAAGAGTTATCTGCTTCAACTGTACTACGAATGTTCTCATTCTTTAGCCGTCACGAAGTAGATAAAAAAGCAACTGGTTTTAATAGTGGAGAAGAAGGTTTTCCATCAAAAGGACGAGTAGCTTGGGATATGTGGGGCGGCGATGGTGGTTTTAGTTGGAGTCGTGAAAAACGAGACCATATTATGGCACAACGCGCATTAATTGTACACGAAATCTTAAAACTTCAAAAATAAAAGAAAAGCCCGCTATAGCAATATAGCGGGCTTTTTTATTAATTACGATTTGTAATATGCCAAGAACTTTGAAACAATACTTGAAGTGCTTCATAAGGATTTGTTAAAATAATAGTATTTACGTTATCAATACTATTGCTACTTTTAACTGTTACTTTACGATTACCCACGGGAGAACCTATTTGTAATTTTATAATATACTCAGTACCTTTAGGAGCTTCTTCCGGTAGTGTAATAGTAATAGGTTTTTCATTAATTGTACCTATATAGTAGTCAGTAAGTTTTGCTGTGTAGTCTTCTGAAACTATAACTGTATTTCTTGATACTGAACCACTGGGTCCAACAGGACCAGGAGGCCCTTGCTTACCTTCAATTCCTTGTTCGCCTTGAATTCCTTGCTCCCCCTGAGGTCCAGCAGCCCCTTGTTCGCCTTGAGGCCCAACAGGGCCAGGAGGGCCAGGAGGGCCAGGAGGACCAGCTGTTCCAGAAATAGTACTAATAATAGATATGTCATCATCACTAATAATAGGCACTGTAGGTACAAACGGAGCCATCGGCCAACCAAAAGGCATATTTTGTTGTTGAAATAACATTTTTGTTTCCTATAAAAAAGCCCCACAACTTGTGATTGCAGGGCTTACAAATTACCAAAAATTAACGAATATTAGTGTTGGTATTTGTTGGGTTAGCTGTCAGCGTACCGCTGCCAACATTGATTGCTTCGTTATTAGAGCGAATTTGTTGACCCAAGCCCCAGATCAAGTTAGCCAATTGACCATATTGAGCTTGTTGTTGTTGTTGTTGTTGCATTTGGTTGATGTTATTGGTTGTAGTAACTTCAACACCACGAGCCGCAACTCCAGTGTCTAATTTGCTTTGCAATGCAATAATTGCTGCATTAGCATCGCTCAATTGACGATTTAAACTAGCTTCGTATTGAGCTGTAATCAATGCACGAGTTTTATCACCATCATTAGAAATATCTCGTGATAATTCATAACGGTTTTCCATGATGTTCTGATTGATTTGAGCAGCCGTATTCATAACTGCTTCTTTTACACCAGTTATTTGGCCTACTGTAGCTTGAGCTACCATGCTTAATTGATTGGAAAGAGCAATTGTTTGGGCTGCTTGAGAAGCTTCCATTGCAGATGTTGAAACTGCAACTGCTTTATCAACACCACCAATAGCTGCCATCAAATCCATGTTAGCTTGATTTTGCTCAGGAGGATTACGGAGTACTGCACCAGCTACGCCGCCCCCATCTCCGCCTAACAAGTTTCCGTTGTTGCGAAGTAGGCTTCCTAAAATTAATCCACCGATTAAGCCTCCACCGCCTGTTCCAAAAAGGCCGTCACCGCCTCCACCACCCATAATCATACTTGGTGTCATTACTTCTGCCATAGTTTTATCCTTTAATTTTGTGATCTCACTCATAACTTTATTATAGTAGTTATTAGCTTGATCTAGTTTATCTTGAAGCGCACCCATAGTGAACGCAATCTGCTCTTCAGTTGGTCCTACTGCTGGTACGCCAGTTTCATCTGCCATATAACTTCCTTTAAAGCAGAAATGATACTGCGTATCACGCGCAGCTACCAAAACCTTGGTAACTGTGATAATTATAGCATGTTTGATATATTACGACAACCTTAGTTTTCTGGCTACTGGAGTAGAAATGCACGTTATTACAAAATTATGTTCCGCAAATAGAAAAGCCCCCAAGCTATTAAACTTGGGGGCTTCTTTTTTGCTTGTTACTCTGGAGCAGCTTCTTTAGGTAGCTGTTCTTGAGCTTGTTTTACTAATTTGTTAGTTAAAGGATTGGATACTTTTGCAGGTAATTCTTGTAAACCTGATAGAATTGTATTTACTTCTTCAATACTAAGCGTTAGCGTAACAGTAATATCTTTTTCTTGCATAATTACCTAATTGGGCAAGCACCAGTAGCACAGTCTTCGCCCATAATTTCATCAAAACTATTTGCGTTTTCTAAGCTAACAGGTGTTAGTTGTTGAACATAATTGCGGAAAGTTTGCTCATCTACCACTTCTTGTGGAAGGTAGAGATATCCTAAATCTTTTGCTGTTTTAGTAGGGTCAGTACGATAAATAAATGATACACCCACATAGCAATCCCAATTGTCTAGCAACCAATCAATAATTGCTGGAACTTCCGAAGGATCATAACTGATTGTTACTGATGTATTTTGCTGAGTCCAGCTAGTCTGAATCAACTTGTATTTTTCGAGCTGTTCGACTGCTGTGTCGAGATTGACTTCTTTTCCACCAACCTTATGGAAAGGAACATCAGCCCACTCAACAGGAAATGTAATAAGTACACCACTATCATCAGTGGGGTGATTAACAACGTTATACCCAGCAGAGCGCAATACTTCAACAATAGGGTCAAATTTTGAAAACTGTACATTGTTGAAAATATACTTTCCTAGTGGCTTGTGAATTCCTTCGGTAGTATCCATGATTTTGGATAATGTTCCCGATGGTTTAACACAAGTAATATTTTTAGGTGAAGGCAATCCTAACTCCTGGGCCATACCAATGGCAGCACCTGTAGCAGTACGTTTCAAGTACTCGTAGTCATAGCCAGTCATATCAGGACGCTTTGCAATACCTGTTAAACCTACTCCACATAAACGCATAAAATAGTTGTTTAAGTGCCAAGATTCTTGTAAAATACCATCTTGTAGGTTTACACAGGTTTGACGATAGTTTGCTCGTGCTGCGAGTCGGATTGCATTGTGCAGTCCTGCAGTGTCGCCTTTGAATTTGGCAATATCGGTTTCTGTAAGATTACAGAATGATTTATTACCAAGTAAGATTTCTACGCAAGGGTTTGCACCTTTAAACCATGGTGCACGGCGGAGAGCTTCAACTTCATTGATAAATCCTGGTTCCGAACCGCCTGCTTCTAGCATTAAATCAAAAATCTTTTGTAGATCAGCTTTTAATGGTTTTTCTTTGAATACTAGTGAATTATTGGATTGCTGACGATGACTATTGCCATACAACCACCAATCTTTCTTGGCTACTGCAAATTCTTCCCATTCTGGTTGTCCATAGTCGAACAAAGCAATTTCCGCGCTACGGCGGCTACTGAGAATAGTACCAAGATGATTAATAATGTCGAGAATATCCATCCGAGTAAGTAAACTGTCAGCACGGCCATTGAGGATATTTGCAATAGCCACGTATGCAGTGGATATAGCACTGTCGCCACTAGAAATCCATCCATAGCCTTTTAACCTTTCGCCTGCTGGACGTAACTGACTGAAATCTAATACAAGAGTATCAGCAGCATATTTACCAGCAATTAGTTTACCAATAGACTTAGCCCATGCTTCCGCACTATCACCAACCTGGATAGTCCAAGTTTTAGTGGTTTCATCAAAAGTTTCAACATTGTGCTCTAATCCGCCTTTAGCAGTGCGTGTGGACCGTACTACACGGATATTTTTAATAGGCTTTGAAAAACCATTAAGTGTACCTACGATTGGCTTAAATCCAACTCCGCATCCTTGCAGTAGCAACCATAAGCAGTCTACTACATCATATACAGTTTCTACATGAGTAAAACTGCAATTAAATTGTGAAGCTTCACGAGTTTTAGCTACATCTGTACCGCCTAGCCACAGTGTACGACCACTCATGGCAACTTTACGATCGAGCATAAGCTGTTCAAGATCATAGAGTTCGCTGTATTCTTCGTCTGTTAGATCACGGCCTGCGGCTCGTTGCCACAACCATTCTTGGTGATCAATAACTCGGGCTACTGTTTCTTGCCACGTTTCAAATTGTTTTCCGTCGTCTGAAACTGGTCTATTGTATGTACGACGTGTTATTACTTGTGCTCTAGTTGAGACTGCCATGATATCCTTTATGTTCCGGTTGATCCGAAGCCTCCTGTGCCTCGGGAAGAATCGTTCCAAATATCTTTAAAACCAAATAGTTCAACCTTCTGTATAACTAGCTGAGCAATTCTATCTCCAGCTGCAATTTTATAAGGGTCATCACCGATATTTTTTAACAAAACTTTAATTGTGTCGCGGTAGCCACTATCTATCACGCCTACGCTGTGAGGGATAGTAATTCCCTTTTTTCCTTGAGAGCTTCTATTATATACAAACCCGCCATAGCCTTGTGGAATTTTGATCGCTATACCCGTATCAACAAGTTTTTGCTCGTTGGGATAAATTTCACAATTTTCATATGCAAATAAATCTGCTCCAGCATCACTGTGGTGTGCACGTTGCGGAAGTTTTGCTCCTGGCTTTAATTGGCAATCCAATTGAGGGGCTAAATTAATTGTACAGTTGGTCAAGTAAGTACCACTGTTTATTGTTGTTGTACCATTCATTTTAAATATAACTCTAAGGTTTCGTCAATTTGTTTACAATTTTCAGTACCGATTGCTTCTTCGCAAAAGGTAACTAAATCCATTAATTTATAGTTTAATTCTAGCGTATCTTTACATTCATTTAACGTCTGGATATACTTATACTTACCGCTAAGAGGAATACTTGCAATAATGTCATAGGTACTACCATACTCATTAACCAAGCTAATTGCTCGTTTCGGACCAATACCAGGCACGCCAAAAACATTATCGCCACTATCGCCTGTAAGACACTTAATACTAATGTAATCTTCGGGATTAAAGTCGTAATGGTTATGCCAATTATCGACTGTAGTTTCTTTGCGAGTAACATAGCTGAATCTTGATACGTTAGGTTGAACTAATAAATCCCAATCTTTATCAGAGCTTATTAGCCAGATGTTATCAATAGGGAGTTTTGATTTTTTTGATACAATATATGCTGCGATATCGTCAGCCTCGACTCCTGGGAATCGTAAAACTGGATAATCCGTAGACTCAGCAATATGTTCTAGTGTTTTGGTAAAATCTTCAAAGAACAACTCAAACGCTGCTTTTTCAGCATCTGTTTGTTCTGCAAATTTATCTTTACGATTTTGTTTATACTCAGGATAAATTGCTTTACGATAAGAACTAGAGCCTTGGTCGCCTGCAATAATTACATGAGATGCTTTGTATGATTTTTTAAGGCTTTGAACTGTGCGTAAGTAGTCTTCAGCAAAATCTGTTGCACCGCTATGTTTGTAGCGAAAAGCCAGGTTAAGTGAGTCCACAATTAGCAGAGTATTTTCTGATTCAGTGATTTTTGAAAATGATTTTGACATATTGTTTGTGTGTTAATCTGTTATTATACTACTGCTAAGCTATTTTGTCAAGTTACAAATTGTGGTTGCTCCCACTTGAGCCAGTCTTCTAGTAGTGCAACATAGAACTCATGACTTTCATGGTTATAATAAATACAGCGATAGTTTTGTGAATTTGGTAGCTCATCAAATGCAACAAATACTTTTGATCTGTCAAATTTGAAAATCAAAAGTGGTTTCTTTGATACTTGCGTACCTTGACGAATTGTTTGTTCCCAAAACTCTACTAATTGCGGATTTTTTGATGTTAGTAAGTGTGAAGTAAGGTGGTCTTCCGCATAGCCTTTGACTTCTACACACCAAAGATTGGTTCGCCCAGGGACGTATAAATCTCCCTTAAGCTGATGTTTAGGGTCAAGAGCACCTGATCCAGGTACTCTTTCCCAAGGTAAACCAGTGTGCTTTTTGAGTAGATCACGTACTGTGGTTTCTGTTCTAGCACCTTTGGCCCTAGCATCTACGACCATTACTCAGTTGCCCAGGGCAGTGGTGTAGGCTCAAGCTGACCTTTAGAAATTTGTGAATTTAACATAAATTCTACATGGTCTTTGATAGCTTGCATATTTGTATAGTTTGAATTTACCCAGCTAACAACATCTGCTTCTGTAACTGTGGAAAGGTTTTTAAAACTTTCAGGTACAGGGTCAGACAAATCTGTGCTTTCTGGTAATTCGTATACATGGTTTTCTTTTGTTCCTCGCAGAACAAAATCTACTCGTTTAATAACACCGGACATAGTGTTAACAGTACTAGTAGCAATACCGGTAATTTTAACCTGGAAATCTACTGCCATAATTAGGCCTCTGGAGTTTCTTTAGTCGGCTCAACTGTTTTTACAGGTTCGACAGGTTTAGTTGGTTTAACAACGGGGACAGGCTTTTTTACAGGAGTTTCTTCAACTACAGGCTCAACTCCACGTATTTCTACTGTACAATTAGCATCTACTCGAACCACAATTTTACCGTTACCAGTAACAGATAAAGATGATCGCTCATGCTCACTAAAATAGTCACCAAGTGCTAAAATTGTAGCTTCCCCATTCTCACGGACAACAGTAGCTACAACATCACCAATAAATTCTTCTAAAATCATATTATACCTCTATTTGGGATATATTGTTACGTTTAATTACATTAACCTTTTCTAGTAGAGGATGGCTAAAACCATGACTTACCAAGAAAGTATTTAAATGTTCTTCGCGTAGTAATACTTCAACTAACTTTTCTTTTCCGTCAGTATCAAGTGTTTCTACAGTTTCGTCTAGTATCAATAAATTAATTCTTGAACTAGAAAGAGTTTGCATTAGCTTTCTGATAGCTAACAATGTAGCCACATTAACTCGTGCTTTTTCACCGCCACTTAGTGCTAAAATTTCAATGTCTTTTCCATTATCAGTGATAACAACATTTAGTTTGTCGCTTGCACTAATTTTAAAACTGATCTGAAATCTACCATCACTTAAATCTACAAGATATTTGTTCGTAATATCTTCTAGATCTTTTACTAAGCATTCGATTTTGTATGCTACTAAACCTGTTGTACTAAATGTTTTTGTTAAAACATTTAAAATACTCATTCGTTCGCTGAGTTCGTGCAGTTTACCGCTATAAATTTCCAACTCTTGGTTCATTTCTACCAATTGTTTGGATACTAAATCTACTTTGGCATTGTGTGCACTTACTTCTTTGTTGTGTTGCTCGGCTTCTACAATCATGCGTTTTGTAGTAGCAATTGAATTTTGCAATTCAATAAATTGTTGTTGTAGTGTTTGTTTGTCTAATAATGTTTCTGGTAATTCAGTATCTATAAGAGTATGATACTTTTCCCACTCTTCTTGAGATTTTTGAGCATTTTGCCAAGCAAGTAAACTATCCCAGTATTTACCCGATTCTTCAGTAATTGCCTTTAACTCAATATGAAGTTTATTCATATCAGACTCAGCTTTATTTCGGATTTGATCTTGTTCTTCGACTAATTCTGAAATTTTATGGGTATCAATAGGTTGTAAACAAGTAGGACAAACCCCCTCTAGTTTAGTCATCTTTTGTACAAAAGCTTTACTGTCTTTTACAGTTTTTTGTAATTCAACAACTTGATTATTCCGTGCCTTTTCTTCAGCTTTGATACTTTCAATATCTGCTTCAGGTTTTTCAGGAATTGGTAACAACTTAATCTTAGTTTGCAACTGTTTATAAGTATTGTTTTGTGAAATCTTTTTATTAGTAGATTCAATAGTACTAATACTTGAGTCTAATGCAGCGGCTTCTGTTACCAAAGTTTCTGTAATAATAGGAACTTCTACGTATTCTTTGAGTGTTAAATCAGTTTTAGCATATTTATTTAACCAACTTGTAACAGTATTAACCTGAGATTGTACTGTGGCAATGTCTTTGGTTAATTGTGTGCTAACTTCTTTGAAAACTTCTGCTGCACGAGTATATTTGCCAAGATTTAAAATCTCAATCAAGAACTTTTTACGAGCAGTATCAGGAGCAGTTAAAAACTCAAGGCTAGAGGCATTTGATTGATAAACGATTTGTGCAAAACTTTTGTGATCAAAGCCTAAGATATCTTCAATCATCTTATAAGTAGCAGTTGCAGTATGTGCACTAATGTCTACGCCGTGTTTGAACAATTTAACAGTTTGGGCAGTTCCGCGACTAGATTTAATAGTATAGTCTGTACCGTCTCGATTAAAGTCTAATTCAATAGTATAACTTTTGTCTTTAACATATCTGTTAAGAATATCTGCTTTCTTAATACCTTTAGAGTTCTTATTAAACAATACTTCTTCTAAGATAAGCGCAATAGAGCTTTTACCATGCCCATTTCGACCCACAAGTTGTGTTAGTGGAGCCGCAACAAAATCAATTTTATTATCTTTTCCGTAGCTAAAGGCATTTGCCCATCGTAGTTGTTTTATAGTTATCATATTTATTAGTAGTGTAATCTGCAGTCAAAAGCTATGGAAATTCTATTTTCATTACTTAAATTAGGCTCAACATGGTGTGGCATCCAACTAGGAAATCCTATTAGTTTACCTGGTACAGGTTCAACTAATACTCTAGATGAGTTTACTGCATTAAAGTTGTTTAAAATAATATCAGGAGTTAAATATTCCAATATACCATTTGTTGAACTAAGTTTCAGATCTCCAGAATTTTTCTTTGCTTTTATATAGTATACAAAAGAGAAAAAATACCCTGGATGAATATGATAATAGTTATCTGGTAGTTGATTTAATCCTGGAAAGTTTATATTTATCCAACCATTTTCTAGCGTTAAATAAATATCTTTCTTAAAATCATATAGTTGTTTTACTTCTTCTACCATTAATTTAACTCTATCTATTAATGGTTTTAATTCTATAGCTGTTATATCTATATTTCCACTCTGCCAACCGCCTGGCAATAGTTCCGCATTAGAAGCTTTTTGCAGTTTATAGCAGTAATTTTCTAAGGCAGCATTATCAATAGAAATAGTTTTATAGCACAGAGGGGTTACGAAGTGAAGCCCCACATTCATTTTTGACATACATACCTAGTTTCTTCTTTAACTCAACTAAGCCTCCTACGTACTTTCCATCAAGAAAAATCTGTGGAACGCTACGAGCGTTAGGCACTTTTTCAACTAAATCTTTTTTTGTGTACTTTTCGCCAAGCATACGTTCGTCGTATTCGATTCCATAACTGGCTAATAGTCGTTTGGCTTCTTGACAAGCGGGGCAGTTGGTTTGTGACCATACTTCGGCTTTATTCAACGGTGATTTTGTCTGCATGGTTTTGAAACTCCTGTAATACTCGTTCAATAGTCTCACCTGGTAATTCTAAAATATAGGTAAGATATTCACGAACTTCTTCTGACATGGACATTTCATTATCTAAGATAAGTGCGCTGTCTGTGTCGCGTTTGATAACTTTACGATCAATTAAGTCTGAATCTTCTAGTTCTCCAAGTTCTTGCATATCGCCTTCAACTTGGTAAATTGTATGATCGTAATCGGTTGGCGGTTTAGGGTCGCTTACACCCACAGTCTTACGAATAAGCTGTGGTAATTGTAGCTTACGCCATTCATGTACTAGAGTGCTGGTATCCAATACAACCACGCCAGTGTCCACATTATGACGATGAAAGCTAGTAGTAACGGGACTTCCAGGATATATAATATTTCTTTGACAGTTTTCATAACTATGAAGATCCCCTGCTAATACAGTATCCCATCGTGCAAATAATTCTAAATCTAATTCAGGTTTTACGTGTGGTGGAATCTCTCCACGAACGTGCGTAAAACAAATATTTCCGTGTGTTAAAGGTGGAGCTTTTTCAAACTCTTTTAGTTTGTTATATGGAATAAAATCCATATTTTCCAACGAGTAGAAATCATCAATAATTTGTACTAGTGGATTTAAGCGATTAGTAACTTGTTTTAAGTTTGTTAAAAACGTTGTGTCTTTTTTAACCGCTTCGTGATTGCCTGGATAAATAATGGTAGGAATTTTACAATGATTAACTAAATCAAAGTAAGTTTCCAACTCTTCCATGTTGGGCAGTTTGTCAAAAACATCTCCACCAACAACAAACAAATCACAGTCTGTCTGCATATCTTGTAGCTGTTGCCACAACATATCAAATCTATTTTTAGCCCATTCTATAGGCACGTTTTTCTGACCCAGTTTAATGTGGACGTCAGCAGTGAATAATACTTTCATTGTATTTGTTCCAAGTTTCCAGCTACGCTAATTCTATATTCATTACTAGTATAAAACGGAGATACTGAGTGAGAGAGCTGTGCAGGAAATATAATCATTCTTTTTTCCCACGTTTTATCAACTGGTAGCGGGTATGTAGCCAAATTGCCTATTACATTTAAAAAATGAAAATTAAAATGACCAGTTATATTATTAGCTGGATTTACATGGCTCATAATAGCTTTTTCTTGGTTTATAAGATAAGGTACTTTAACCCAGATCACGTAACTTAAGTCTCCGGTATGTTGATGTGGAGGATTAAATTCAGTTTTCTTTTGAAAGTTTACCCAAGGAGTGTGTATTTTATATTTTCTATTCAAATCACCGAAATATTCTTTAGCTAAACATAAAGCTAAATTTCCTATGTGATCTTGACATTCAGGTAATTGATATTCGTGCCTTATATGGCCAGCTAAACTCAGGTTTAAAGGTATTGCTTTTTTGAATTCTTTTTGTATTTTATTTACACTGTCCAGAATAGGGGCAAACTCGTCATTACTTAGTTCTTTAATCAAAAATCCGTAATTTGGAAAATGATTTATCATTGTTATTTCCTGTAAGACAGAAAAGCCCGCTAAGCGTTTAGTTTAGCGGGCTTTAGTTTTTAACCTAGTTCTTTGACTGCTTCTTGCTCTGAAGATTCGCCTTCGGCATCATCTTCGGTGTTGCTGGTGATTTTCTCCAGCAAAGCTTTTACATCTGCTTCGGTAGGACGAGGAAATTTCTCATCAATATTCTTAGCAGCATCAGCCAGGGCACGTTCTTCAGCAGTTAATGGGCGGGCTTTGCAACGCAAAACTTGTAATGTGTACTCAACATTAAAAGGCAGTGGGCCTGTTTTAACGCGTTTGAATACTACATCCCATCCTGTATCATAGTCAGTAGGGTCTCCTAAATCTTCAGCCGCTGTAACGATTTGCTCGAACAATTTCTTTTTAAGATTCAAAGCAACAACTTTTTGCGACTTAGGGTCAATACAGTTTACAGAATAGCTCCATGAGCACTTGGCTTCTGGAAAATACTCAGTAACGTGATCTTTTTCAATGTTGTCAAACTTCTCCTTTTCACGACTAAACGCCAAACATTCAACTGGAATATCTTTGTTATTCGTGCCTTTCAGCCAATAAATGTATCGTGGAAGAACTCCGCCAATTAAGCGGACCGTGTTTTCGCCATCTTTGTACTCATAAGATTCGACTTTGTTTGATTGTGCTTTACCTTTGGTATTTTTAAAGCTAAGTGCCATTTTTATTTTTCCTCGTATTTGAAGTGAATTTTGTTTTCTGTGATTTTTAGTAGCGGATTTGGTGTTATTGCGTTTAGGTCAATATCTGAATAGAAAGATAGGTCGAGATATGTAGAACCGTAATGTTTATATATTGCGTAATTTCTACGCCCCGCTAATCGTATGTATTGTGCTTTATAGACAATATCTGTTCCGTTATCAGCAAAGAAGGCTGCAGGGTTTATTAGAAAACTATTTCCGTTTAAGTTCAAAATCGGTTTGATTTTACTGTATTGGTTTTTAGGAATAGATTTTCTAATAAAGTGCAATCTTAAAGTTTCTACTAACTTTACAGAGTCGCATTGTGTTTTGGACTCTAGCAAAGGAAGGTTAAAGAAAAGGGTCATATGCTGAAACTTAATAACTATTATACCATTTTGGATAGCCTATGACAAGTGAAATTTTATCTACGCTAATACTTTCCAGCCTTTGCGTAAGTAAAGCCCCAACCTATCATTGTTTTGCTTTTTGTCAGCATATCCAGCAAATTGAATATCAACTATAATTGGATCAAGTTTACCTTCATGCATTCGCATAATTCTACCAGCAATTTGTTCTAGTAAACTATCATTTGACATAGGTACTGCCAAGATTACGCAGCTAAGGATGTTGATTGAGATACCCTCCGAAAAGATTTGCCTGCTTCCAGCAATGCACATTTTTTCTTTGGCAAGGATTTGTTCTTTGGCTCGTTGACGCTCTTCAAAACTGGTGTTCCCAGTAACCAACAAACACGTTTCTCCAACATACTCTTTTACCTTTTCTAGGAACTCTACTCGATCAGCAATAACTAAAACACTATGTCCATCACGGATGTGCATTTTAGCTATGTCTGCAATAAATTGTCTGTAATTTTCGCCTTGGGTTAAGTCAGTGATCTTATCAACCCAGGTTGCATTAGGTTTAAGTGTAATGCCACTTTTTACCATATGAATGGTAGGCGGTATTGTATTAGATACCGGAGGTTTTAGTACTACATTACCAAAGTAATCTTTAA